TTACTGAAAGTATTGCTAGGTCAGATAAAGAAATGAAAAAATACAATCTTGCAGTGCAGGCCGCTAAAGAAAAAACAGAAAAAGCAAGAATTCGTTTAGCGGAGGCGGCGCAAAAAGGCCCGATAAAAAGGAGTTTTGGCGGTCAGATGCGAATGGAAACTCAAAAAGAATTGATGATAAGAATAGGAAAATTAAGCGATGTTGTTGATAAATTGGCAGATGAAGAAAAAAAGCAAGAAATGGCCAAAGAGGCTGCTAAATTTAAAGAAAGACAGGTTCAAGAAACACAGGAAGCGTGGCAAAAAAGAATGAATACACTTCAAGATGAACTTAGTGAAGCCGCAGATATTGAAGAAGTATTGATGGAACAAAGAGATAGCAGCAGACAAGCGGCTATGATGTTAGAAATGCAAACAAATATCTTCAAGGGTTCTTTTAAAAATATATCTAAATTTTTAGAGTTTTCATCTAAAGTATTAGGTCATGCCCTTAAATTCATTTTTGTTTCATTATTTACATTCGGAATAGTATTAGCAACAATATTATTCTTAAAGTCTTACATTGAAGATGCATTTGATACTGTATATCCATACTTTGATGAAATATTTACATTTATTGGTGATACAGTTCCTGCAATTTTTAGTAATTTATATGATTTCTTTACTTCAATAGTTAAGGGAGATATAGAAGGAATGATAGATGCTCTAGTTTACTTTGTAGTTAATTCTCTCATACTTGTAGTCGGCGGAGCAATTGCGATTCTTGCAGTAATATTAGGTACAATAATAGCGTTTCTTGTCAAATCAGGTATGGCAGTGTTTAAGTATGCAGAAAAAGGATTAGGAAATTCATTGAAAGTAGGTGCTGCCATACTAGGATTTATCGCCGCTTGGTATTTGTGGTCTGTTACTGACAGACTTAAGGGAACCCCTGCTTATATGATGGCAATAGCAGTAGTATTAATAGGATATACAATCAAAAAATTAGTTGATGCGTTTAAAGGCATGAATCCATTTAGTCTGAAAAAATTCAGGGGAAGGTCCACAGGAGGAATAGTAGGAGAAGATATGACTCTTGTTGGAGAAAGAGGGCCGGAGTTAGTGAGTTTACCTAGAGGTTCTAAAGTACATACAAATAACCAATCGAAGAATATGGTTAGAAATGGCGGTAATGTTATCAATGTAACAGTTAATGCTAATGGTACTAATGAAGGCGAAATAAGAAAGATAGCAAATAAGGTTGCTAATATCATTAACAGGGAAATTAACAGAAGCACATCTTCAAGTATGAGTAGGTGATTATATGACGGCAGATGGAACGCACTTTGTATATCTAAAACTAGGTTCTTATGATAGTGATAACTTAGGAATAAATACTGTTGCGTTAAAGGCAGAAAGCATTAGTGTATCAACTACTAAGACAGTTCCATCTTTTGACGTTCCTTTATCCGGTATGTTTAGTGGCGAATCTAGAACAGTAGCGTTAAATTTAGGTATGGCTAGTAAAACAGTTTCAATAAGTGGGATTATACTAGACCAAACAATAAAAAGAAAATTTGATGATACAGGAGCAGAATTTTTTGATGCCTCAGAAAATACTCCTACTGCTTCGGTAGCAACAGGAACATTTACTACAAGTAGTATGAATCCTCAACTTGTGGATGACGTATTAACAATAGACATGACAAAGGAAGAAATTGCCCAATTGATACACTCTAATACAGACGGCACTACATTTCAAGATATGCAAAACATGAATGAGTTAATTTTCTTGATAGACTCTAAAGTGAATAGCAGATATCAATATAGAAATTCAGATAAGTCTTCTAATTTAATCCCGTTTACATACGCTGCTAGAGGATATGATAATACTTTAGATAATCAAGGAGCAATTTTATTGGTTACAGATTTCCCCGATTCTCAAACCGCTACGGGAATAAAGGGATTTGTTAGAAGTTTTTCAACAGAATTTGCTGCCGCAGACCCAACTAGCATAAGTTTTACTTTAGAATTTGAAGTAGCAGTGACGGTGTGATAATATGCAAACAGTTACCATAGGAAGCAAAAAGGGATTGGTTTTTCCTATTATGTGTAATGGTTGTGTTAAAATAGATTATTCGGACAATATACCGGATTTAGAAGGTGATACACTAACAAGCACTGATTTGCCCTATGGAATTTGGGGTAACAAAGGTTCATATATATTTGATATAATACTTACACCTTATGAGACAAACGGAAGTTCCTCAAACATTTTAGATTCAAAAAAGGTAAGCCCGGATAAATCAACAGGAACCTTTTCACAAAAGAATAATTCTTCCGAAATGAGGCTGTTTCATAATTCTAAACTTAAAATATCTTTAATTAGAGAAACTTCTCATACTCAATATAATAATCCTGCAATATACAAAATAGAAGCAAAATTGACTACCGCTTCAACAACAACTACATTAACAAGTGATGCGTTAATTTTCCCATCAGTTTCTCAACCAATAACTAGAGAAGAAAAAACAGGAATATTCAATGCTAAAGGAAGGCTAACTCATACTGTAATAGAAACACTTGGAGGAAGCGCACATGGAGGAAGTACCACATTTACCTCCGGTACTTCTCCTGCATCTGATATATACAACTTGGGCGAGGTACTTTACACTAAGAATGGATTTAATTCTGTAAATATAGGAAGAATTACTAATTTAAGCGGGACAACAGTTACTCTTAGCAAAACTCCTTCCTCATTAAACAGTCAAGCCATTTATAGAGATGCACCAAAAGAAGCGAATTATGTTAATGACTTTTGTCACATAGGAGTTAGTTTCAATAGCGTAAATAATACTCTTAATCTTCTGTATAATGGAAAGGTTATCAAGAGCGTACAGAGAACAGAAACCACTGAATTTCAATTAGACCCTGAAGATATATTCTTAGGTTCAAATGGCAGCAATACTTTCAACAGTGCATCTGCCTCTTCCACTAATTATTCAGATGCAAATAAACAATTTTACGGAGTATTTCATGAAATGTCTTACTCAAGGGGAACAGATTCTTCATTTAATGCAGGAGTATTAAGTCCTGTTCATGAAAATAATTTATTGTTTTTAACGTTTGAAGAGGTGGATGATTAATGGCACTATACGTTTTAAAAAATGGTACTCATTATAATGCCACTATTAATGCCACTTGGTCTGATGATGGGCATAATGTCAATCATGAATGTCCTACTAATCCGGTTGTTGTAAATACAGGAACGGCAGGTAGCGAGTATATTTGTGCTGAAATTAGAAACGATGATAGCACAGTTACAACAATGGAAAATATTACTGCTACGTTGGCATCGGGAACTTATACAACTTATAATAACAATTTAGAAAAGACACCCGGATATAGAGTAAAAACGTATAGAGATGAAACTGATACAGGGCAAAGATTCAATTCAATTGACTTAACAGTGAATGATTATTTTGTATTATTATTTGCTGATGACCCTAAACAACATCACTTTGCTAAAATAACTGAAGTTATTACAGATGATGTATCGGGGGATGCTTTAGAATTTAGTCCGAAATTAGGAAATGAAATACCTAAAAACACTAAATTTTCTGTATTCAAAGGCCCAACTGTAAGTGATGATTCCGTTGTAGCGGTAACTGCGGGTCTATTAGTTAATTCAGATGATAGGCATTATGATAGTCTCATGGTTTCTAGGCCGTTATTTCATTTCTATAATGAAAGATTAGAAACTAAAAATGAATTAGACCACAATACTAAGTATAAATTATGTTATGCTAATGGTACTTCAACAAGCAGTATTGCTCTAAATACAATATCTGTATTCACAACGGTACAGAGTTCTAGATTCAGAGTAAAAGACAGAAGCAAATATTCTCTAAAAGCACAGATTATAGATAATAGAAAAACTATGGATGACCCTAGCCTAAATACAGATAACAATGCCTATCATGATTTAGGCAGCATAATAGGAACAGTTGCTACTAACTATACTGATTATGATAGTTGGGCACTTAACGCTAGAAGAGATAGTGACGATGCAACCCCATTTACATTAACAGGCCCATATCAATACATGCATTACGAGGATTCTCCCGATAGTATGAATAGAGAGAGCAATTTGTTCAGCACTACTATTTTTGATTCTATTTCTGATAAAACAGGAATAGCGGAATGTAAATTCTTAGACCCACAGAGTAATTTTGTTTTGAAGAACAATACTCAAGATAGGATGATTATAAGAGAACAGTTGGAAGAAGTTTCTCTTGTAGGTTGGGTTGAAACAAAATTAACTTTAGATTCTATTACTAGCGGAAGTACGAATCTTAAGTTCAAAACAGAAGGAAATTATGATGCTAGAGTATTGTGGGGACAGTACGAAGAGATAAAGATAGGAGACTACATAGGGTTTGTCGAAACTATTTCTTCTGCTTCTAGCAGCCTACATACAGTAGTGTGTAATGATTTTTGGAGATTAGAAACAGAATCAGAATTTACAACTAGAGCGAGTGCGCCATTCTCAGCAGGAGATAAAATATACAGAAGAAGATGGTCGCCTAAAACTAGAACGCTGATGACTTCTTTAGATTTAGATACTGATGTTACTTATACAGGACTAAGTGCTTTAACCGACCACCCCATTAGCGTTGATACTATTACTTACAAGATAAATGGAGTTACTTTATCATCTTATACAGAATCAAGATACAATAACTGTGTTGTTTTGTTTAATGATGTTAATTATACTAGCAGAACAGTTAGAGTTTCAT